GAGGGCGGCGCGGCCTGCACAGCTGAATAAGACCGACTCACCAGGGGCACCAGGTAATCCATGACCACCATCACCCGCCACGCGCTGCTGTCCGCGCTGCGCCACCTGATGCAGGCCGCGGGCATCGCGCCCGAGGAGCTGCTGTCGGCGCCGGCCGATGCGCCGCGGCCCACACCCCCGCTGGTCGCCAACAGCACTGCGCCACGCGCGCCCCGCATTTACACGCCGCGCGCCCTGAGCCCGCAGGCCGAGCGCGTCATCGAACTGGCCAGGCGGCCCGAGGGCGTCAGCGTGCACGAGGTGCAGGATGCCCTGACGGTGCACGAGCCGACGGCGCATAGGCACTGCCAGCGCTTGGCTGACGAGCATGGCCTGCTGACACGCGCCAAGCTCCCGGGCCAGCGGCAGCACCGCTACTTCGCTAGAGCGGAGGACGCTGCGGCCTACGTCGAGGCGCATCGGGCCGCCGCAGCCGCGGAAGTCAAGCCGGCCGAGCCGACGCAGGCGCAGCTGAAGGCCGAGCGCATCAGGCGGCAGGCCGAAGAGCGCGCAGCCAAGGCGGCGGCGCAGGCGGCACTGAAGAAGACGCCTGTGCGGCGCAAGGCGCCAGGCCGGCCCGGCGTGGAGCTCCTGAGCCGCGTCGGCACGGCCAGCCCGCGCGCGCCGGAGCCGCAGCCGGCGTCCGAGCCCATCATCACCGCGCAGACCAAGATCACCGTCGACAACATCAAGCGGCCGACCGCGCGCTGGCAGGCCCGCCAGGAGGCGCCGGACGAGCGTTGGCCGAGCTTCGCGTCGGCGCCACTGGGCGTGAACCCGGACACGGGCAAGGCTTGGGGGCGTTCGGCGTGACGAAGCGCAACGACACCTGGATGCCACTGTACATCGGCGACTACTTGGCCGACACCTCGCGCCTGTCCACGGAGCAGCACGGCGCCTATCTGCTGATGCTCATGGACTACTGGCGCAACGGCCCGCCGCTTGATGACGACGAGGAGCTGGCCAGCATCACGAAGCTGCCGGTGGCCGTCTGGCGCAAGCACTCGGCCAAGCTCCGCACGTTCTTCGAGGCGGTGGATGGTCGGCTTTTCCAGAAGCGAGCCGACGCCGAGAGGCAAAAGGCCGGCGTCATCAGTAGCAAGCGAAGCGAGGCAGGCAAGGCTGGCGCAGCAAAGAAGTGGGGCAAACAGGCTGACAAGAAGATGGCAAGTGCTATGGCAAATGCCATGGCAAACGGCCAACAAAACGATGGACCGTCACCGTCACCATCACAACGTCTTAGTGAGGTCGGAAATACTTCGTCGCACGACGCGCCCGGGTCGCAGCTCCCGACCGACACCCCTGGCGATGCCGGAACCTCACCCGGGCCAACCCTCGCCGGGCGGGCATGCCTGGCGCTCCGCGGGGCCAACGTCCACGACGTGAACCCGTCACACCCCGACCTGCTGCGCCTGCTGGCAGCCGGGGTCAGGCCCGAGGACATCGGCGCCACGGCGGCCGAGCTGGTCGCCGCCGGCAAGCCAGCCCGCATGGCCTACGTGCTGCGCACCGTCGAGAGCCGCATGCAGCAGGCCGCCCAGCGCCCAGCCGTCGAGGCCGCGCCGCCGCCCGACCCGATGGCCTGGGCCAACACCCGCGCCGGGGTCGAGGAGATGGGCTGCCGCCTCGGCATCGGGCCGTTCGTCGAGCTCGACCACAGCACGGGCCGGGCGATCCCCTTCACCGCCTACCGCCGGCGTGTCATCGCCAGCTGGGAGGCCACGCAACCCAAGCAGGAGGCCGCCGCATGAGCGCCACCGCCTACCAGCAGCGCCGCGACCAGCGCATTGCCGATGACTACTCCGTGGACCAGGCGCTGATGTGCGCCGCGGCCGGCTGCCCGAACCGCTGGAGCGTGAGCCTCGGCAACGGCCGCGGCACCTGCAGCGCCCACGCATGGGCGCCGGCCGACCAGTGGCCCGGCATCACCCAGCGCGAGGTCGACCGCGAGACCGAGCGCGCCTACCAGGCCGCCGTGGAGCGCCTGCCGGCGCGATCAGCGCCCGGCAAGTGCCCGGCCCGCCTGCGCGACCGGCTGCGCGCCGCTGTGCAGGCCCTGGCTGAGCAGCGCCCCGGCCGCGACTGGGCCGAGCGGCTGCGGGCCCGCGAGAAGGCTGGCGGCGACCTCACCGAAGCCCAGCGCCACGCCTGGCGCGCGGTGCTGCGCGACCAGGCCCCGCAGGAGGCCGAAGCATGATGGCCGCCGCCTACCCCTGGCCGCTGCAGCAGCGCCGCCAGCCTGCCGCGCTGGTCGCGTGCATGGGTGGCTGGTGCACGCAGCGTCACCGGTGCGCGCACTACGCCCAGGCCGACAGGTCAGCGGCCGAGGATGGCCGGCTGTGCCCGCGAGGCGTCGAAGAGCCGGAAGCCCTGGCGCGGACGAGCGTGGGCGCGGCCGGCGCCGTGCGCGCGCACGCATTCGCCACGACCGCCCCGCATGACGACATGGAGGCCGCACGATGAGCCGCTGGGTGATGAACGAGGCCGACTTGGCCCGGGTGCTCGAACTCGTGGCCGCGTCCGGCATGGACGGGATGTCGCGTGCCGATCTGCTGGCCGCCATGCCGATGCCGGTGTTCCGCATGATCGCCCTGGTGCGGATCTTGGTCGATGCAGGCAAGATCGTCCGCGTCGGCGACAACAACCGCTGGTCGCGCTACCTCACACCGGCGCATGCCCAGGCGAAGGCGCTGGCGGCGGCGCGGGCCGAGGTGCAGCAGCCTGCGCAAGCCGACGAGACGGACGACGACTATGGCCCGTGCCCTGTGCCGGTGCGGCGGAGCTGGGTGCAAGCGCGCGAGGTTGCGCCGCTGAGGCCTGCCGGCCCGCGCTCGGTCTTCGACTTGGCCGGGAGCGCAGCATGAGCGGCGCCATCAGTCGGTCGGCCACCGTGCCGCGCTGCAAGCACTGCCACTCTGACGCACACGACAGCGACCAGTGCATGTGGCCCAGCTTCGCCAACGCCAGCGAGGCCGCCGGCCCGCTGGTCGCCAAGCTGGCGCCGCGCGAGCGCGAGGTGCTGCGCTGGATCGCCTCGGACCTGTCCGAGCAGCACATCGCGCAGGTCATGGGCCTGTCCGTGCACACCGTGCACGACTACCGGAAGCGGCTCTACAAGCAGCTCGGCGTGGGCACGGCTGTCGGCGCGACGATCGTGGCGTTTCGGGCGGGGGTGGTGTCGTGACCGCCGCCGACATGCTGCCGCTGCTGCAGGCGTGGCACGAGACGGGGCGCGAGCTGCACGCGCGCATCGATCAGTTGTCCGGGATCGCCGGACACGTGAGCGACAGCCCGCTCTGCAATGCGATCTGGGTCGCGTGGAACGGCTACACCGCGCAGCTGTCGCACCGCATTGGCGACACCGGCGACTGGCTGGCCTGGTGGGAGGACGAGACGCACATGGGCGCGAAGCCCGGCGAGGTGCACATCCGCCGCCGCGGGCGCAGCGTCCGAATCCAGGTCGACACCGTGGCCAAGCTGGCCGCGATCATCGTGGAGACGAGGGCATGAGCGCCGCGGACCCGATCAAGAAGGCCGTCACGCTGCTGAAGGGCATCGCCCAGCGCAAGGGCCAGCGCATCACCGAGCGTGACGTGGCCGCCATCGGCTACGCCTGCTCGGTCGTCCTGCAGCTGGCCGAGGCCGAGGGCAAGCACATGGACGCCTACCGCTCGATCCTGCGCGACAAGGTGGACGCGGAGGCGGCGCGCGAGGCGCTGCTGATGGCGGTTCGGGCTGGGCTGGAGGTGGCGTCGTGATCGTCATCGCAGTGGACATCGGCGTCACCGGCGCGATCAGCGCGATCAAGCCCGGCGGCGCTGCAGAAGTGCACGACCTTCCGACCTTGGCCGTGGCCGGCAAGCGCATGGTGCGGCGTCGGATCGACGCCCGGGGCCTCGCCGAGATGGTGCGGCGCCTGGTGCCGGCCGGCGAGGTGGCGATCGGCGTGATCGAGGACATCCACATGCGGCCTGGCAACGGCGGGGCGGCCACTGCGTCGCTTTCGCACAGCCGCGGCGTGGTCGAAGCGGTGCTGGAACTGGCCCGCGTCGGCGTCAACGTCGTCAGCCCGGCGACATGGAAGCGCCACATGGGCCTACTCGGCGAGGACAAAGCCGCCAGCCTGGATCTAGCCCGCGGCCTGTACCCCTGCACGGCCCACATGCTCACCAGGGCCAAGGACCACAACCGCGCCGAGGCGATCTTGCTGGCGCACTACGGGCGGCAGGTGCTGGCATGAGCAACGGGCCCGCGCAAGTGCGGCGCCTGGAGGCCGCGCTCTACATCCCCGCCGGCCAGCGCGTGGACTGCTGCGCGAGGTGCCGGTGGTCCGTGCCCGCGTCCGGCGGCAAGCTGGCCTGCCGGCAGCACGGAAGCGCCGAGGTGGCCAACCTGAGCGTCTGCGCCCTGTGGTCGCCCCAGGGCCGGCGCGTCCCGTGCCAGGCGCCCGCCACGGAGTCCGCGCCATGACGGTCTACCTGGTGCCACCTGGCCGTGGCCGCTGGTCACCCCTGGTGTTGCGCTGGGACAGCCGGCGCCGCGGCGAGCTCCCCGTGCCCGTCGACGTGCGCGTTGGCCAGCGCGTGCAGGTCATGGGCTCCATCTGGCGCGTGCAGCGCGTGGAGGCCAGCTGATGCCCCTTCTGATCGACGGCCGCGAGGTCGCCAGCGACAGCGAGGAGTGGCGGCACGAGTGCGAGGCCCGCGCCATCGCCCGACTGCCCACGCTGGCAGACCGCCGGGCCTGGATGGAAGACCTGGAGAAGAAGCATGGCGCTGATCGAGCCAACCGCCTGCGCGAGACCATGAAGCAACTCTTGAACGAGAGGAACCCCCGATGAAACTCTTGATCGACCACGGCGCCACCCGGGCGCTGATCGACGGCCCGTTCAACGTCAGCGGCCGGCCCGAGGATCTGCGGCGCCTGGCCGTCACCATCCTCGAGCAGGTCGAGGACCACATGCCGTCCTGCCTGATCCAGGTCACCGCGGTGCAGCGCCCGCTGGGCGATGCCCGGCCGGTCGCCTTCAACACGCTGGGGGCGAAGCGGTGAGCGCGCCGGCCAAGACCGCGCGGCGGATCGCCATCGTGCCCGGCCAGACGCCCATCCAGCGTGCCGCCGAGGTCACCAGGATGAACCGCTACATGGCGCCGGCGCGCATCGTCATCGACCCGTCGCTGCCGCCCGGATCCTGGTACGTGGTACGCGGCCTCACACCGACCGAGCGCGCCGTCGTCGACCGCGTCACCGATGCAGCGACCACCCGCTGACCGCCACACCATGCTGATGACCGAAGAGCGCCAGACCGCCCCCGACGACTACCGTACCGCCATCGCGCAACTGCGCCAGGAAACGCTCGACGACCTGCTCAGCCGCTGGGACAACTGGCTGCACCCGGTGCAGGTCAGCCGCGGCTACGCGCACTCCTCAGCCGAGGGCGCCCTGTACCGCACCAGCCGGCAGTACGACGACGCGAACGGGGCGCTGGACGACGCGATCGAGCACCAGACCATGCAGGGCGTGCAGGCCTGCGTCGAGCTGCTGTCGCTCGAGCACCGGGTCGCCGTGCACATCGAGGCCAGGAACCTGCGCCTGGGCCTGAGCGTCTGGCGGTCGCCGCGGCTGCCCGCTTCGGAGGCTGAAGCGCGCGAGGTGATCCGCGCGGCCCGGTCGTCGCTGCTGGTGCACCTGGTGCGGGCCGGGCTGGTGGACTGAGAGCACTTGCTCACATTCCGCAGCTCTGTGTTACATTCCCTCCTGTCGCGCCGCCGCATGGCCGCGTGAATCGCACACGAAGCCCGCCACCGCGCGGGCTTTGCCGTTCTGGTCCTCAGACCGAGCCCCACGGTTGGCGCATGGCGCCGACTCCTCTACGGCTCGCACTCGGTCGATCGGGCGAGAGTGCGGACAGCAGGGCCCAGCGCGGGCAGCGCGTCGGATGACGCCAGCCGCGTGAGTCTGATGGGCCCGTTTCGCCGGCGGATGCCGGTAGCGCTTGCCCGGGTGGATGCCTGGGCGGGAGACCCTGCAATGGGCAGACCATCCAAGCTGACGCCCAAGCAGTGGGCAGAAGTCGAGCGGCGATACCTGCTCGGCGAGAAGGCCGACGCGCTCGGCAAAGAGTTCGGCGTGTCCGGCGCCGCCATCCGCGAGCGGCTTTCCTCGCTCCGCGGAAAGGTGGAAAGCGTTGCGCATCAACTGGTTAGCTCGGAGCGGGCGCTGCGCGAGTTGCCGGTTTCTGCGCAGCTTTCCGCGCTGACCCTGGCCGACGAACTGCGGGCGATCAGCATGCACCTGGCCAGCGCCGCCAAGTACGGCGCAGCGACGTCGCATCGCCTCGCCGGGATCGCGCATGGCAAGGTGCAGCAGATCGATGACGCGGCGCCGCTGGAAGCGAGCATGGACACGCTGCGGAACGTCGCAGTGCTCACCAAGATGGCCAACGACGCCAGCACGATCGGCCTTAACCTGCTGGCGGCGAACAAGGACCTGTTGAAGCCCGTCAACGGCGAGGGCGACACCAACGACCTGTTGCGCAAGCTGGCGTCCGGCCTGCCGGACTGACATGCTCCCGCCGCGCACGGAGCGCGAGCGTGCGCGCTGGTATCCACTGGTAGACCACCAGGTGCAGCTAGACCTGGTGCGCGCGGTCTCGCGCGGCGTGCGGTTCCCGGTGGTGCCGGCGGGCCGACGCAGCGGCAAGACCGAGCGAGCGAAGCGCTTCCTGGCCAAGGAGGCAATGCGCAACCCCGGGAAGCGCTTCTTCGCGGCCGCGCCAACGCGCGACCAGGTGAAGAAGATCTACTGGCAAGACATGAAGCTGCTGACGTTCAGCAGCACGCACGGCAAGCCGCCGAGCGAGTCGGACCTGATCGTCTACATGCCGAACGGTGCCGAGATCCACATGATCGGGCTTGACAGGCCAGAGCGCATCGAAGGTGTGCTGTGGCATGGCGGCGTGGTCGATGAGATCGCAGACTTGCGCGACGGTGACAGGGCCTGGAAGGAGAACATCCTGCCGGCGCTGAACACCTTCAACCCGGGCGACCCGAGCTACCGGGCCTGGTGCTGGCTGATCGGCGTTCCTGACGGCCTGAACCACTTCTACGACTTGGCGCAGTACGCCGAGAACTCGGGCGACCCCGACTGGCGGCTGTTCCACTGGAAGTCGGCCGAGATCCTGCCGCCCGATGTGGTGGCGGCCGCCAGGCGCACGATGAGCGCCCGGCAGTTCCGGCAGGAGTACGAGGCTGAGTTCTCAGGCGCGACCGGGCGGATCTACGAGGACTACTCGAAGGCGAACCACACGGCCGAGCGCATCCAGCCGCACGAGCAGCTGCTGTGGATGCACGACCAGAACTTCACCCCGCTGTCGTCGGCAATCGGCGTCCGGCGGGGCCAGGACCTTCTGCTGCTGGACGAGATCGTGCTGACGTCGGCGATTTCGAAGCAGTCGGCCTTGGAGTTCGTCGAGAAGTACAGGGCCCACCAGAACAAGCACGTGCTGATCTACGGTGACCCGGCAGGCCGGGCCGGCGAGAAGCACGGGCACGCCAGCGACTACACGGACATCGAGGGCGTGCTGAGGGCGCACGGCTGGTCCTTCACCCGCAAGGTGAAGCAGGCGGCGCCGTCTATCAAGGACCGGCAGAACGCGGTGCGCGCCAAGATCCGCGCCGCTGACGGCACGGTCACGCTGTACGTGAACCCGGTCACTGCGGCCTGGTGTGACAAGGGCCTGGCTACGGTGCAGCTCAAGGAAGGCAGCACGTTCCAGGAGGACCAGGGCAACCAGTACCAGCACATCACCACCGCCATCGGCTACTGCGTCGACGTCGAGTGGCCCAGCGTCAAGACTACCGCGACCGTCTCCCCGCTTCGCGCCTGAACCCCAACACCATGGCATCCACCGTCGCCGACCAATCCAGCGCCGTCGAGGAGATGTACCCGGATTGGGAACTGGCCGAGGCGCTTCTAGGCGGCACGCGCGAGATGCGCGACGAGGGCCGCGAGTACCTGCCGCAGTGGCCGAACGAGGAGGCCGAGAGCTACGCGGCCCGGCTGAAGAGCGCGGTCCTGTTCCCGGCGTACAGCCGAACCGTCGCCACGCTCACCGGCAAGCCGTTCTCCAAGCCCCTGACCATGTCGGCGGACATGCCGGCCCAGGTGGTCGAGTGGATGCAGGACGTCGACCTGGAGGGCCGCAACCTGCACGCCTTCGCGGCCGAGGCGATGCAGCTCGCCCTGGGCTACGGCTTCGGCGGCATCTTGGTGGACTACCCGCCGGTGCGGCGCGACGGCGCGCAGCGGCCGATGACGCAGGCCGAAGAGGCCGCGATGCGGCTGCGGCCCTACATGGTGCTGATCAAGCCCGAGCAGATCCTCGGCTGGCGCACGGCCCGCGTGAACGGCGCCGCGGTGCTGTCGCAGCTGCGCATCATGGAGTCGGTCGAGGAGCCGGACGGCGAGTGGGGCGCGCGCGAGGTCGAGCAGGTCCGGGTGCTGACGCCCGGCGCCTGGCAGGTCTGGCGCAAGCCCGACGACAAGGAGTGGAAGGACGCCTTCCTGCACGACGAGGGCACGACCACGCTGGACGTGATCCCCTTCGTGCCGATCTACGGCGAGCGCCTGGGCTTCATGCTGGCGCGGCCGCCGCTGATCGAGGTCGCGCACCTGAACGTCGCGCACTGGCAGTCGGCCAGCGACCAGCAAACGATCCTTCACGTTGCCCGGGTCCCGATCCTGTTCGCCAAGATGCTCGGCGACGACGTCAAGCTGACGGTCGGCGCGTCCAGCGGCGTGCAGGCCAAGACGCCGGACGCGGACCTGAAGTGGGTCGAGCACAGTGGGGCGGCGATCAAGGCTGGCGCCGACGATCTGGCGGCGCTGGAGGAGCGGATGCGCCAGGCCGGCGCCGAGCTGCTGGTGATCAAGCCCGGCCAGATCACGGCGACGCAGACCGCCACCGAGAACGCGGTCGGCATGTGCGCTCTGCAGCGCATCACGCTGGATCTGCAGGACGCGCTTAACGCGGCGCTCGACCTGGTGGCCAAGTACGCCGGGCTTGGCGCCGGCGGCACGGTCACGATCTACAGCGACTTCGGCGTCAGCACGCTGGCCGAGGCCTCCGCGGACCTGCTGCTGCGGTCGGCCGACGCGGGCTACATCAGTGCCCAGACCTACCGGGCCGAGATGCGCCGGCGCAGCATCCTGTCGGGCGAGGTCGACGAGGCCGAGGAGGTCCAGCGGCTGGAGGCGCAGGGCCCGGCGCTGGGCGCGCTGACGACGACGGGCGGCACCGGTGGCGACGGTCAATCAGCGCCTGCATGACGAGCAGGTCGGCCACGCGGTCGACCTGCAGCAGTTCGCAAACTGGCTCGTTGCCAAGATCATCGCGCTGCTGAACCGGTCGGACGCGGACATCGCGGGCCGGCTGCAGACGGCGCTGGAAGGCCTGCCGGCATCGGCGGCCAGCGTCGAGCGGCTGGAGTCGCTGCTGCAGTCGGTGCGGCTGCTGAACCTCAGCGCATACCAGGCGGTCGAGCGCGAGCTGACCGCCGAGCTGCGTGCCCTGGCCGAATACGAGGCGGGCCATCAGCTGGAGCTCTTCCGCGCCGTGGTGCCGCCGCAGGTGGCCACCCAGGTCGGCGTGGCCGCGGTGCAGGTCGAGCAGGTGTTCGCCGCCGCCATGGCTCGGCCGTTCCAGGGCCGCCTGCTGCGCGAGTGGGCGGCCGACATCGGCGAGGCCCGCATGGTCCGCATCCGCGACGCCGTGCGCATGGGCTTCGTGCAGCAGGAGACGGTCGGGCAGATCGTGCAGCGCATTCGCGGCACGCGCGCTCGGGCCTACAAGGACGGGCTGCTCGAGATCGACCGCCGCAGCGCCGAGGCCGTCGTGCGCACCGCGGTGTCGCACACGGCCGGCTACGTGCGCGACCGCGTCGTCGAGGAGAACGACGACCTGGTGAAAGCGGTGGTCTGGACGTCGACGCTTGACACCCGGACCAGCGAGATCTGCATGCTGCGCGACGGCAAGCAGTACAAGCCGGGCACCTACCGGCCGATCGGGCACAGCCTGCCGTGGCTGGGCGGGCCGGGCAGGGCGCACTGGCAGTGCCGCAGCGTGGCGGTGCCGGTGCTGAAGTCGTGGCGCGAGCTCGGGCTCGACAGCGACGAGGTGCCGGCAAGCACCCGGGCCAGCATGGACGGCCAGGTGGCGCCGGAGACGACGTTCGCCAGTTGGCTGCAGCGGCAGAGCTCGGCGCGGCAGGACCAGATCCTCGGCGCTGCGCGCGGCCGGCTGCTGCGGCAGGGCGGGCTGACGCTTGACCGATTCGCCAACGACAAGGGGCGGTGGCTGACGCTGGACGAGTTGCGCGAGCGCGACGCGGCGGCATTCAAGCGAGCGGGCCTATGATCCGCGCATGCCCCTGCACCTGATCCCCGGCACACCGGCGCCAGACACGCCGGCCGATGGCGTGCGCAAGCGGCTGCGGGCCAGCAAGCCGGCCGACATGATGCAGTGCCCGCGGTGCGCAGGGCGCGAGGTGCTGGTGACCGTCACCGGCGCCACGATCAAGGGCGGCCGGGTGTCCGGCGGCACGAAGGCCTGGCTGTGCGCCGGGTGTCATCGCAAGGGCGAGCGCGTGGTGCTCGCCTGACGCAGTAGCGGCCCAGCGCCGCACGATTCCGACAAGGCTCCACGGCGCAAGCCCTGGGGCCTTTCTCTTGCCCGCGCCGCGGATGCGGCAGGGCGCACCGCAGCCGGATGGCTGCATCAGCACGACCGGCGGATGCCGGCACACGACCATGCCATTCAAGTACACGGCCGACGGCCAGATCGCCACCACCGAGATCAACGGCGCCAAGCTGCCGGTGTTCATCCATGCCGACGGCAAGGAGGCGCCGTTCGACGCCGACTCGACCCTCGGCACCATCAGCCGCCTGAACGGCGAAGCCAAGACGCACCGCGAGCGCGCCGAGGCCGCCGAGAAAGCGCTGAAGGGCTTCGAGGGCATCAGCGACCCCGAGGCGGCCCGCAAGGCGCTGGCGACGCTGAAGAACCTGGACGACAAGAAACTGGTCGACGCCGGCGAGGTCGAGCGCGTGAAGGCCGAAGTCGCCAAGGCGCTGGAATCCCAGTACGCACCCTTCAAGGAGCAGGCGACCAAGCTGCAGCAGCAGCTGGAAGCGCACCTCATCGGCGCGGCGTTCGCCGGCTCGCAGTTCGTCACCAGCAAGATCGCCGCCGCCGACGCCGCGGCCGCCATCCAGATCGCGCGCGGCCTGTTCGGCAGCAACCTCAAGGTCGAGGACGGCAAGGTCGTGGGCTACGACCCGAGCGGCAACCGCATCTACAGCAAGACCCGGCCCGGCGAGCTGGCCGACGCCAACGAGGCGATCGAGATGCTGATCACCTCGTCGCCGCTGGCCCCGTCGATCCTCAAGGGCGCCAACGCCAGCGGCAGCGGCGCCCAGCCCAACAACGGCGGCAACACCGCCGGCAAGACCACGATCCGGCGCTCCGACTTCCAGGCGCTGCCAGCCGCCGAGCAAGCGGCCAAGGCACGCGACCCGAAGGTCGTGATCGTCGACTGAGCACAGGCGGCCGGATGGCTGCCGAGCACCCGGCCCCGGATGGGGATCGGACAACCCCGGCCGTGAAGCGGCCATTTCCCCATCTGTGAAAGGAAGGACACATGTCCACCACTCTGACCGGCCTGATCCCGGACCTGTACGAAGCCCTCGATGTCGCCTCGCGCGAGATGGTCGGCATGATCCCGTCCGTCACCCTGGACGCCAACGCGGCCCGCGCCGCGCTGAACCAGGACGTGCGCAGCCCCGTGGCGCCAGCGGCCACCGCCAGCGACATCACCCCCGGCGTGACGCCGCCCGATGACGGCAACCAGACCATCGGCAACGTCTCGGTGCGCGTCACCAAGGCCCGCCGCGTGCCGATCCGCTGGACCGGCGAGCAGCAGCGCCAGGCCAACAGCGGCCCCGGCTACCAGAACATCCGGGCCGCGCAGTTCAGCCAGGCCATGCGGACGCTGGTGAACGAGATGGAGGCCGACCTGTGCGCCCTGCACGTCGAGGCCTCGCGCGCTGTCGGCACCGCCGGCACCACACCGTTCGGCACCACCGGCGACTACATCGACGCCGCCAACGTGCGCCGCGTCCTGAACGAGAACGGCGCCCCGCTGGCCGATCGCTCGCTGGTGCTGGACAGCGTGGCCGCCGCCAACCTGATCGGCAAGCAGGCCCGCTTCGATGTGCAGGGCGAGGCGACCATCCTGCGCCAGGGCGTGCTGCTGGATGCGTCGGGCCTGGCCCTGCGCGAGTCTGGCCAGGTGCGCACGTTCACCAAGGGCACCGCCGCGGGCGCCACCACCAACACGGCTGGCTACGCGGTGGGCGCGACCGTGATCACGCTGGCCTCGGCCGGCACCGGCACCATCCTGGCCGGTGACGTGGTCACCTTCGCGGGCGACACCAACCAGTACGTGGTGGCCAGCGGCGACGCCGACGTCTCCAACGGCGGCACCATCACCCTGGCCGCGCCCGGCCTGCGCCGCGCGATCGCGGCCTCGGCCACCAACATCACCGTGGTGAACACCGCGGTGCGCTCGATGGGCTTCAGCCGCAACGCCATCGTGTTGGCCGCCCGCCTGCCGTCGCTGCCGGAGGAGGGCGACATCGCCGTCGACCGCATGCAGGTAACCGACCCGCGCTCGGGCATGTCGTTCGAGGTGGCGCTGTACCGGCAGTACCGCCAGATCCAGATGGAGATCAGCGCCGCCTGGGGCGTGCGCATGGTCAAGCCCGAGCACTGCGCCCTGCTGCTGGGCTGATCGTCTGGCGGCTGATGCCGCCGGCACCGCAACCGCGGCGCCTGTGTCCAAGCGGATGCAGGCGCCGCTCTCCAGTCCAGGGCGACGACATGGAAACGATTCTCGTCAAGCCGTGGGGCGCCGGGCAGGGCGACCACGTGATCATCAACGCGGCCGACTTCGACCCGGCCGTGCACGAGCTGCTGTACCCGCCTGCGCACGCCGCCGAGACGACCGAGGGCGAGCAGGGCGCCGCCAGCACCAACGCTGACGCTTCCCAAGCTGCAGCGCCGGCCGCCGCGACCCGCAAGCGCCGCACGAGCACCGCGCACGCCGCCGAGACGACCGAGGGC